CGTTCGTGAGCCCGTCGCTCTATCGGCACACGGCCGGCACCTGGGCCGGCGCCGTGACCGTCGCCGTCGCGCCGACCATGCCCGTCGTGCCGGGCCCCACGCCCAACGGCGGCGCGGCCGGGATCACCTCGATCACCGTCGCGTGCACCAACGGCGACACGTTCAAGAAGGGCGACGTGTTCAACGTCTCCGCGATGAACGAGGTCAACCTCACGAGCCGGCGCCCCGGCACCGGCGGGCTCAAGCTCCGCGAGATGACGATCCTCGTCCCGACGACCGGCGCCGGCGGCCTGGCGACGCTCATCTTTACGCCCCCGCTCTACGGCCCCGGCTCGCCGTATCAGAACGTCGACGCGCTGCCGCTCGTCGGCGCGACGTTGACGTTGTTCCCCGGCACCGCAACGCCCAACGGCAAGAGCGGCGTGCAAAATCTGTTTCTGGGGAAAGACGCTTTCGCGCTCGTGGGCGTGAAGCTCAAGGTGCCGCCGTCCGGCGGCGACATCAAGACCGCGCAGCGCCGCGACCCGACGACGGGCCTCGCCGTCGTCTACACGCAGCAATTCACCAACGACGAGATGAAGTACCGATGCCGGTTTGATTGTCCCTTCGGCATGGGTGAACTGTGGAACGCGGTCGCCGCGGTGCGACTGCTCGGAGCCTGAACCATGCCTATTCCGTCCTTCAGCCCGAGCGCGAACTATCCGCGCACCTCGACGCTCAACTATCCGACCGTCACGCCGACGCCCGAGGCCAACGCCGGCAACGCGACCTACACCGTCGCCGAAATCCTGAGCGGCTTGCTCAACCGCGACGCGCTGAGCGCGGCGAAAGCCGACGTGCTGCCGACGGCCGCGCAGATCATCGCCGGGATCAACGGCTGCCAGATCGGTACGTCGTTCCGGACGATTCTCCGGAACACCAGCGCGGCGGCCGGCTCGATCACGTTGACCACCAACACCGGCCTGACCCTCATCGGGACGATGGTTGTCCCGTTCCAGTCGTTCCAAGAGCTGTTGTTTGTGGCGACGAACGTGCTCCCCGGCCAGGAGGCCGTCTCCGTCTATAGCCTGGCGCGCGGCGCCGTCTAGCGCGACGTTTACACACGCGGCGGCGGGGCGCCTCGAGGCGCCGCGCCGTCGCCGTTTCACGGACAAGGATCGCCCCCATGACGGCAGCAGAACGCAGCGACGCGCGCCCCGACGGCCGCACCGCGCCGGACACCTCGACGCCGCGGCTCGTGTATCGCGGCAAGCAGGACATCCTCGGCCTCGGCACGCACACCGACCCCGACACCGGCGAGCTCATCGGCGAAAACAAGGCGGTGTACACGCAGGAGGAACTCGAGGCCGCGGCGGCCGACGGCTGGCGCCTGACCGCGGAAGATCCCGACGCGGCCGAGCCCGTCGACGAGGTGAACCCGCTCCGCGGGCGCCCCGACAGCACACCGGGCCACCCGCACCCCGATCACGATCTCCCCGGCCGGCCCGCCCGGCCCACGCCGAAAGCCAAGCGGTAAGGCGGCGCGGCCATGCCGACGCCCGTCGCGACCATCATCGGGACCGCGCTCGCCGGGCATAACGTCTACCTGCCGGGCGAGCCGGTGCCGCCGGCCGCGGCGGAAACGTGCCGCGTGCTGCTCAATCAGATCATCGACGCCTGGAATGCCGACGCCGGCGCGAGTGTCGCCGAGGTGTTTACGCCGTTCGTCACCACGCCCGGCCTGCAGCCGCACACGATCGGCCCGTCCGGCGTCTGGATGCTCCCCGTCCGGCCCGTCGCGATCGACGGCGCCGCGCTCGCGCTCGGCAGCAGCTGGACGCCGATCACCGTGCACACCGATCCCGATTGGTGGAACGGGCGATCGCCGATCAACGGCGGGCCGATCAGTGATTGCTACTACTCGGCCGATCTCCCCAACGGCACTCTCTACTTTGACGGGATCCCGCTGAGCGCGACCGCGATCCGCGTGATGACGCGGACGGTGCTCGGCCCGGTGCTCCTGACGCAAACGATCGCGCTCGCGCCCGGCGGCGAGCTCGCGCTCACCTTGACGTTGCAGGAAGCGATCGCGGAACCGTTCCACGCGACGATCACGCCGAGCCTCGAGCGCCGCGCCGGCCAGGCGCGCGGGAAGTACTTCAAGAACAATTTGCGGATCCCGACGCTGACCGCCGTCGGCCAGGGCGCGCCCGGCTTGCGCGGCTGGCGGTGGGACTACCGCACCGGGACGATCCGCTAATGGCGACCAATCTCCTCGCGCCGATCGGCCGCCAGCGCGCCGTGACCGACCTGGGCGTCGTCGCGCCGGGCGCGCTCCTGTATACCCTGGTGAGCGGATCCCCCGCGACGCCGCAGACGACGACCAGCGACGCCGCCGGCACCATCCTGAACGCCAACCCGATCGTCGCGTCGGCGGGCGGCTTGTTCGGGCCGATCTATGTCACGCCCAATCTCCCGTACCACTTCCGCCTGACCGACGCGGCCGGGTTCCTGATCTGGGATCAGGATCCGGTGACGGTGAACGACGGCGCGTCTAACCCCGGTGATGCGTTCATCGCCGGCAATCTGACGGTGGGCGGGGCGCTGACCGTGACGGGCTTCGGCCCCCATATCATTTCGGGGAACGCGCCCGGCTTTCTCAGCATGCAGGTCCGCAATACCTACCCGACCGGCGGATCGCAATTTGTCCTGGGGAATGACCTCAACTTTGCGCGGACGATCGTCCAGAGCCAGGGCAGCGGCTTTGCGTCTAACGGCGCGCTCATCGCCGACGGATCGCTGCTGGCGGCGAGTGGGAATGGCGGACTCTCGGTGCAGGCGGCCGGGGCCGGCGCGGGCGCCGCGATCCGCTTCTATACGGCCGGGAATACGCAGCGCCTGACGATCCTCTCGACGGGCGAAGTGCTGATCGCCGCCGCCGCCAACGTCGGGCCGGGGACGCTCTGCGTCCAGGCTGATACCCCGCATCTCGGCCTCACCGTGAGCGACCAATCGGCCGCGCAAAATCAGACCTTGGTCGGATGTTTTAATAGCGCGGGCACGTTCTCGGGCGGGATTCAACATAGCGGACCGACGAGCGTGGTCTACACCACGAGCTCGGACGCGCGGCTCAAAACCGACGACGGGCGCGCGTCGGATCTGGCGGCGCTGCGCGCCGTGGTCGTCCACGACTTCACCTGGAAAGCCGACGGCGTGCGCGACCGCGGGATCTTCGCGCAGGAGGCGGCCGCGCTCTATCCGCGCGCCGTCACCGTGGGCACCGACGAGACGACCGCCGCCGGATCGCTCGCGCGGCCGTGGCAGACCGATTACTCGAAATTTGTCGCCGACCTGATCGTCGGCTGGCAACAGCACGACGCCGAGCTCGCCGACCTGCGCGCCCGCCTCGCGCCTCAGGGGGCCGCGTGACTTACTCGCGCCCGCGCCACGGACGCGCCGGGACGACGAGATCGAGCACGAGTAACAGGACCACAAGGGCCACGAGGAGCGCGCCGCCGCCCACGAGCACCCATCCGAGGAGATGCACGATCCGCATCGACCAGGAGTGTAGCAGCCTGATCCGCCCGCTCGAGGCCGCCCGGCGCGCCGCGCTCGCGCCGCCGCCCGGATCCGCCACATGACGCCCGCCGGCGCGCTCGAGTCCGTGGCGGATCTCCGCGCCTGGCTCGAGGCGCGCGTCCGCGTGCTCCAGGGCGAACAGCAACAGCACGCCGCCCACGCGAACGCCGCCGCCGGCGCGCTCGAGCTCTGTCAGCAGTTGTTACAGGCGATCCCCGCCGCCCCCCTCGCGGCGCCGCGCGAAGGCGCGCCCTAGATGGCCTTGTTTACCGGCTTCTGCGGCGGCAGTAACGCGGAACGATCGTCCCTGATCGACGCCGAGATCACGGTCAATCTGTATCCGACGACGGTGGAAACCGCCGGCGCCGCGAAAGCCGCGTACCTCGTCGGGACGCCGGGCTTGCGGCCGCTCGTCACCGGCCCGACGGCGGGGCCGTGTCGCGGGATCTTCTACCAGGACGGCCGCGGCTGGACCGTGCTCGGGGATCAGGTGTGTGCGCTCGTGTTCGACGCCGCGAGCGGTGATGTCGTGGGCGTGACGGCGATCGGCCAACTGCCCAACGACGGCCGCCCGGTGAGCTTCGCCAGCAACGGCGACGGCGGCAACCAGCTGATCCTGTGTGGCGGCGGGCTGCTGAAACTGATCAACCTGGCGACGGGCGTCCTGAGCGCCGCGATCCCGCTCCCGCTCGCCGGCGTGCCGCGGTTCGTCGGGTTCATGGACGGGTATTTTGTCTGTCACGAAGAAGGATCGATCCGCTTCTGGTTCTCCGGGATCGAGAACGGCCTGAGTTGGGACGCGCTCGACTTCGTGAGCCGCTCGACCGCCAGCGATGGGATCGTCGCGCTGGCCACCGCCAATAGTCGCGTCTGGATCTTCGGCTCCGAAACGAGCGAAGCGTACGAAGATGTCGGCGACGCGGATAACCCGTTTCAGCCGATCAAGGGCTCGCTCTTTCAGATCGGGATCGCGGCGCCCTATTCGCTGAGTCTCGGCCTCGCGACGATGCGGTGGCTCGGGCGCAGCAATACGAGCGGCCTGGCGGTCTATCGGCTCGACGGCTACACCGGGACGCGCATCTCGACGCACGCGATCGAAACCGCGATCGCCGGCGCGCGCACCGTCGCCGACGCTGAAGGGTTCACCTACAGTCAACAGGGGCACCTCTTTTATGTCCTGACCCTGCCGTCACTCGGCTCCGACGGCGATACGATCGTGCTCGACGAGCTCGAGCGCCAATGGCATCACCGGCGGACGTGGAACACGCACCTCGCGAAAGAGCAAGTGTGGCGCGTCCGCGGACACGCCTTTACCGGCCGGTGGCATGTCGTCGGCGACCGCTCGAGTGCCGCCCTGTGGGCTCTCGATCTCGATCGCTTCGATGACGGCGGCTTTGTCTTGCGCGCCCGCCGGCGCGCGCCCTACCTCGGCGCGGAGAACACGATCGCGTCGATCGACGCCTTCGAGCTCGGCGTCGAGCCCGGCGTCGGCCTGACCAGCGGCCAGGGCGCCGCCCCGCAGATCGAGCTCTTCGTCAGTCGCGACGGCGCGAAAACATGGCAGAGTGCCGGCTTGGCGCCGCTCGGCGCGATGGGCCACTACGGCGACCGGACCCGCTGGACGCAACTCGGGCAGGCGCGGATCGATCGGCTCGTCTTTGAAGTGGTGATCACGGATCCGGTCAAGCGCATCCTCGGGCCCGGCGCCTGGGTGCAGGCGACCCCGGGACGGACGGTCTAGCGATGGCGATCGGGGATGTCCCGCTCACGCCGATTATCGACACCGTGACCGGCAGCGTCACGGAGATCGGGCGGATTTTTCTGCGGACGCTGGCGGCCGCGGTCAACGGCCTGGCGCCGATCGACGCGGCCTATTGGACGAGTCGCGCCGCCGGCGTGCTGAGCGCCGAGGTGAATCTCGGCGCGCTCGCGTCCGGCTATCTCAAGATCGCGACGGCCGTCGGGATCGCGACACCGACGACCGTCGCCAGTATCCCGCAAGCGGACATCACCGGCCTGACCGGGGCGCTCGCCGGGAAGGCGTCCCTCCCGATCAATCTCGCGACCGATGTGGTCGGCACGCTGCCCGCCGCGCAGGAGCCCGCGCATACCGGGGATGTCACCAACGCGGCCGGCTCGCTCGCGCTCGCCATCGGCGCCGGCAAAGTGACCAACCCGATGCTCGCCGGGGCGATTCCCGCCAGTAAACTCGTCGGGTCCGATCTCGTGCTGGCCGAGAGCCAGGTGACGAACCTCGTGGCGGACCTGGCCGCGAAGGCGCCGCTCGCCTCGCCGGCGCTCACCGGCACGCCGACCGCGCCGACCGCGACCGCCGGCACGAATACGACGCAGCTGGCGACGACCGCCTTCGTCCAAGCGGCGAGCGGCACCGGCACCGCGAAACTAGCCGGCGGCAACGCCTTTACCGGCGAGCAACTCATGACCGCCGCGGCCAACGTCGGGCCGGGCAATCTCTGTGTGCAAGGCGACGACACGCACATCTGTATCACCGCCGTCGATCGGACGGCCGCGCAGAACCAGCATCTGTACGCCTGTTTCAACAACACCAACGCCTACATTGGCGGGATCCAGCATAGCGGCGCCGGCGTCGCCTACAACGCGACCTCCGACGCGCGGTTGAAAGACGACGCCGGCCGCGCGACCGATGTCCGCGCGCTCCGCGCGCTCGTGGTGCATGACTTCGCGTGGAAAGCCGACGGGCGCCCCGATCGCGGCGTGTTCGCCCAGGAAGCGCACGCCGTCTTCCCGCGCGCCGTCACCGCGGGCACCGACGCGCGCACGGAGACGGGCCAGCTCGCGCGGCCCTGGATGACCGATTACTCGAAATTCGTCGCCGACCTGATCGTCGGCTGGCAACAGCACGACGCCGAGATCGCGGACTTGCGCGCCGCGCTCGCCGCGCTGAAAGGATCGCGCTAATGGCGACGACGCCCAACCTCGGCTACGGCCAGCAGAGCGAGCAGACCATTGACACGGTGAACCAGTGGATGCGCGCGAGCGACTGGTACAACACGTTGATCCACTCGTTCGGCCAAGACCCGCGCAACGTCCATCTGAACGACCAACAGAAACAACAGGTCATGCGCGCGGCCCAGGCGCAGGGCGTGGTCGTCGACGAGGGCAACATGGAGATCGACCCGTCGGGCAACTTCAACCCGATCGGGCACAAGCTCCGGAACACGTTGATCGTCGCCGGCCTGGCGGCGGCCACGATCGCGACGATGGGCGCGGCGGGCGTGTTCTCCGGGGCGGCGGGCGGCGGCGCCGCCGGCTCGAGCGCGGCGGGCGGTGTGCTCGAGGGCACCGCGGCCGGCGCGGGCGGCTCGACGGCCATCGCCGCCGGCATCCCGGCCGGCGTCGGCGCGGTCGAAGGCGGCGCCTATGGGCTCGGCGATGCGGCGCTCGCGTCGATGGGCGGCGCGGCCGGAACGGGCGTCGGCACCGGGGCCGCCGTGGCCGGCGGTGGGGCGGGCGCCTGGGATGCGGCCGGCAATTTCATCGGCAATAGTACCTACGACATTCCGGCCGACGTGGCCGCGGCCGGCGGCAGCCGGTCGTACATGGATCTCCTCAAGTACGGGCTCCCCGTCGGCGGCGGCATCGCCGGCGCGCTGATTCAAGCCAACGCCAGCGGCAACGCCTCGGCCGCGCAGCAGAAGTACCTCGAGGACGCGCTGGCCTACGAGAAGGAAAACGATCTCTATAACCGCGGCGTCGCCGCGGATACGCTCGCGTATAACCGCGCCGCCAGCGAAGCCAAAATCGCGCTCGAGGCGGGCCGGTATGCCGACTACAGCGGGCGGATCACGCCGTTTGTGCAGAACGCCACCAGCAGCAACGATCGCATGAGCGCGCTGCTCGGCCTGCCGGCGCGCAGCGGCGCCACGAGCGGCGGCGCCAGCGGCGGCGGCGGGTCGTCCTACAGCAGCTACGGCACCCAGACGCCGCAAGGCGTGGCCGTCTCGCCCGAGCTGACGCAGCGCGTGATCGACAACTACAAGGCGCTCGGCCTGACGCCGACCGGCGCCGGCAGCGGGCCGACCGATACGGCCTACTTCGCCGAGAAGTACGCGCAGACCGGCGGCAGCAACCCCGGCAACGATGCGTATTGGTTTGGCCCCGGCGGGCGCATCGCGAAAGAGGCGACGCAGGCCGGGCTCAAATTCGGCGCGCCGACCACGACGACGCCGCCGGCCGCGACATCCCCGACACCGTCGCAGACAGGACCGACACCGGGCCCGCTCCCGATCCAGCCCAAGAGCCCGGCGCCGGCAAGCAGTCTCGTGACGGTGCGCTGGCCCGACGGCAGCACGTTGAGCGTCACGCCGGATCAGGTGGATCAGTACCGCCGCGGCGGCGCGACGGTCGTAGGAGCGTAGATCATGGCCGCATGGACCCAAGCCGAGCTCGCCGAGTCGCAGAACGCGGCGAATCAGTACTACACGTCCCACCAAGCCCCGCAAGGCTGGACGCCGGACGACGTGAACCAGCAGTACCTCTATTGGCGCCAGCAGGGCTACAGCCACGCCGACAGCCTGGCGCACATGAACGCGCTCGGCTGGACGGCGAACCCGACGCCGGCCGCCGCCGGCCCCTCGAACGACCAGATGGCCGGGTTTTATCAGGACAACCTCGGCCGCCCCGGCACGCCCGAGGAGTATGCGAAATGGATCAGCGACTACGGCGGCGACGCGAACCGGATCCGCCAGGGCATCTACGACTCGGCGGAAGCGGCGGCGTACCGCGCCAAACAGACCGGCGGCGGGACGACGGGCGGCGGCAGCACCGGCGGCGGCGGCGGCGCGGCGCCCGCCGGGCCCGCCGGGCCCGCCACGGCGGCGCCGGGGTGGAGCGCGCCGGCCGGCCCGCCGTCGTCCGGCTTCGGCGCGGCGCCCCCGACGTATCAGAGCGATCCCAACGCGCCGACGTTTACGCCCCTGCCCGACTACAAGGCGCCGACGTGGACCGGCGGCGATTTCGTCAACCCGAGCGAGGAAGATCTCAAGAGCTCGCCCGGCTACCAGGCGCGGCTCGATCAGTTGATCAAGACCAAGACGCGCCAGGCCGCGGCGCAGGGCACCGTCTTGAGCGGCGGGACGCTCGTCGCGCTCGATCGCGCCGGCCAGGACTACGCCACCAACGAGTACCAGACGTTTCGCAACAACGCGCTCGACGCCTACAAACAGAAATACAGCCAGTTCACCGACGCGGCCGGTATGGACCTCAACGCGCGCACGATCAACGCGAACCAGAATCAGGCGACGTTCGCCAACCGGACGCAGACCTACAACACCGGCAACGCGCGCACGCTCAGCGACTACCTGACCAACGTCACCGCGCAGCGCAACGCCGAGCTCGATTACTGGAACCGGCTGAACGATGTCAACCAAACCGGCGCGCAGCTCGCCGGCAGCAGCTACAAAGCACCATGAGCTCCGTCAGCGCGATCCTGCAGCAGATGGCGGAAAACGCCGGCCGGGCGCAGCTTGCGCGCGGGCAGACGTACGGGAGTCTCGTCGCGCAGGCCTCGCAAGTGCCGGCGCAAATCATGGACGACCGCGAGCGCCAGGCCACGCTCGATTTTCAGCGCGCGCGCGAGGCGCAGCAGATGGCGCTCGCGACCCGCGCCGATCAGCGCGCGACGCTTGATCAGGCCTACCAGGATCAGACCCGCGCGCAAGAGGTGGAGAAGCAACAGAAGATCCGCGCGATCCTCGGCGCCTACACCGCCGGCACGCCGAACGATCCGAGCACGAACAACCTCGCCGCCGGCGTCGCGAAGGCGCGCGAGGTGGGCCTGCCGGAATGGATCCCGAACCTCTGGGAGCTGCACAAGAAGGAGCAGGAATTTACCAACCCGCGGCCGTACGAGACGGACTCGACCAAGGATCTACGCTCGTCACTCACGAACGAGATCATTACGCCGGCCCGGCCGAAGATGCCCGAGATCGGCACGCCGGGCTATGGCATCGCCACGCGGATCCAAGACATCGAGGGCACCGGCGCCCCGAGCGCCCCACCGGCCGCGGCGGGCCCGCCGCTCGCGTCAGGCACGCCCCCACCGGGCCCGGCCTCAACGTATGCCGGCCGCGTCGATCTCTTACAGAACGGCCCGCCGCCGTCGCCGGTGCCGGCCGGCGGCCCTGGCGCGCCCGCGACGACCGCGATCGCCCCGGCCGGCGCCCCGGCCTCGAGTCTGCCGCCGCCGCCGAGCGCCCCCGGCACGGCCCCCGGCGCGCCGCCCGCCCGTCTGACGCACGCGCAGGCCGTCGCCCAGGCGTACGCCGAAGCCGAAGCCGCCAAGGATCCCGTCGTGCAAGCCTACGGCAAGCGCGCGGGCGGGCAACCGTTGACGCCCGCCGAAACCGCGCTGATCGCCGGCTACGAGGCCAAGGCCGGCGTGAATGACGCGCCCGTCACCGTGAAAACGATGGTCAATGGGAAGGCCGTCGAAAAGGTGATGACGCGCAAAGAGGCGCTCGCCGCCGGCGTGTTTGCCTCCCAACCGCCCGCGTCGGTGCAGATCCAGAACATGCCGCCGGCGCCCGTCATCCCGGCCTCGAAGGCCGAGATCGCGATGGCGAATTACATGATCCCGACGCCGAGCCCGCGCTCGTTTCAGACGCGGGAGGGCAAGGCGATGCTCGATCGGATCCTCACCGTCAATCCCGATTTCGATGCGTCGCTCTACAGCGTGCGCGCCCCGACGCGCAAGGCCTACACGACCGGCCCGCAGGGGCAACAGTTGACCGCGATGAACACGGCGATCGAGCACCTCGATCAGCTCCAGGCCGCGGCCGACGCGCTGCAGAACGGCACGTTCAAGCCGGGCAACGCCGCCTACAACGCGCTCGCCGACCTCTTCGGATCGGGCGCGCCGACGAGTTTCGCGACGATCAAAGAGAAGGTCGATAAGGAGCTCGATGCGGTCGCGTCGAAGGGCGTCCCGACGGTGAGCGGCGCGGCGGCGCAAAAGGCGATCGGCGGCGTGTCGTCGAGCCCCGAGTCGATCAAGAACTACATCGACACGTCGATCCGGCTGCTCGGCTCGAGTCAGAACGCGCTGCGTGAACCCTACAAGCGCGCGATGGGCGCGAATGCGCCGTTCGATCCGCTGACGCCCGAAGCGAAAGCGGTCTTGCTCAAGCGCGGGTTCGATCCGGAGAATCCGACCGCGGCCGTCCAGCCGCCGGCGACGCTGGCGCCGAACCGCACGCAGCGCGTCGTGCAAAACGGCGTGACCTACGACGTCACCACGGACGCGACCGGGAAGGTCGTCAGTAGCAAGGCGGTGCAACCGTGACGGCCGAGGCGCAGCAATTCGATCCGTCGCAACCGTTTACGACCTTCGATCCGTCGAAGCCGTTCACGGTCGCCGAGCCGACGCCGGATTTCCGCGCGACGAATGAACCGCCGTCGACGGCGTTGAAAGCGGCGGCGTACGGCAAGGACGCGATGCAGCTCGCGCTCGACGCGCTGCCGGGCGCCGGCGCCGTGATCGGCGGCGTGCTCGCGACGCCAGAGACGGCGGGCGCGGGCACCCTGGCGGGCGCCGCGCTCGGGGCCGGCGCGGGCCGCGGGCTGCGCGATCTGATTGGGGCGGGGCTCGGGCTCCAGCCGCCGACCACGGCGCTGCGCGAGGGGAAGGCGATCGCGCTGGATACCGCCGAAACCTATGTCGCGGGCAAGATACTGCCGGCGCTCTGGGAAGCGATCAGGACGCCCGGCGCCACGGTCGCCGATGTCTTTGACGGGATGCGGCAACTCTACGCGGCGAGTCCGAAAGCGGTGAAGGCGTTCATGCCGGACTTCGAGGCGCTGGGGAAGTTGCCGCGCGGTGTCGGGAAAGCGCCGGCGTCCATTCTGACGCGGCCCGCCTGGCAGACGTGGCAGGACCATCTGCCGGAGACGGCGACCGCGCTGCATCTCGATCGGTCGGTCCCGGTGCCCCCGTCCGTCCTGACGCCGCAGGAACTCAGCGAGCGTATTTTGTCCGGCCACGGCGTCCCCACCGCCGCGGCACCGAAGCCGCCCATCGGTGGACCCGTCGCCACGCCGCCGGTCGAGGCGCCCGGAGTGCCTGCGGCGGCCGTCGCCGCGCCATCCGCCGCCGCGGCGCCCGTGGTCCCCGTCGCGCCGACCGCCGCCGCGGCGCCGGCCGAGCTCGTTCCTGCCGCCGCGTCCGTGCGGCCCCCGGCGAGCGCCGCACCCGTCGCCGGGCTCCGACCGACGCCGGAGTCGGCGGCGATTGCGGCGGCGCTGCCGGATCAACGCGCGCTGAACGAGGCGGCGCTGGCGGCCCGCCGCGCCGCGTTTCAAGCGAGCCAGGCGGCCCCCGCCGCCGGCCCCGTCGTGCCGGCGAGTGGCAAGATGCGCTTGACCCTGCCGGAGTTCAAAGAATTCCAGCGCTTGATTCAACGCGGCATGTCCCTGCCGGATGCGGAGCGCGTGGTGAAGCTGGCACGCGATCTGGGCGCCGACGCGCCGCCGGTCGCGGCGACAACGTTCCCGAAGATGACGCGCGGGAAATGACGGCGGACCCTCGAGCGGTCGACGGATCGCCGGCGTGCTGGGACGTGGCATCGCGGCAAGTCAGCCGTGGTCACGAGTAGCGCGCGCCGGCGGTCCGTCGTCGGATCGCCATGACCCCGGGCCTGCTGCTCGTCGTCGCGCTGCTGGCGCTGCTGCTGGTCGGCCGCGGAGTGCGGCGCGACAAAGGAGACTGATCGCATGACGAAAGCGAAAGCCACCCCCGCCACCGTCGACCCGGAGTACCTCGTGCTGTTCCACGTCGAAGATCCGGCCGGCCACCCGATCGCGAGCGCCGCGGCCGCGAGCACCGGCGGGCCGGGGCCGTGGCAGTCCATGACGAACCCCTGCGGCGACGTAGTGAACCCGGCGACCGGCCTCGCCGGCGTGCTGCTCCGCGCCGGCGACTATACGATCGTGTTCAGCGCCGCCGGCTACGCCGATCGCACGCTGCCGGTGCACATCGCGACCGAGGGCCCGCCGATCCGCGTGGGCCTCGAGCGCGCGGCCGGCGGCGGTACCGGCCCGCTCCCGCCGATCCCGACACGCGCCCTGGTGTGCAGCGTGCAGCACAGCCTCGCCGGCCTGACCTACCCGACGCGCCAGTACGGCCCGGTGCCGGCGTGGTTCTACGGGAAGCTCGAGGCCGACGACCGCGCCGCCGCGCGCGCCGCGCATCGCGCCGCCGGCGATACGCACATCCCGATCCCGATCACCGAGGCCTATCGCGAAGGCGGCACGCTCTGGCCCGCCGAGCTCGCCGATGGCTACGACTACACCAACGACCTCGACACGTACCGCGCGATCGCGCACGAGGCGATCGCCGATGGGTTTTTCATTGACTGTCCGCTGGGCGGCGACGGCCTCGGCAACGGGCCCGGCTACAACGATCCCGTCGGTCGCACGTACGGCTGCGGCTGGCTGATGCAGAACCTCGAGCGCATGATCCGCGCGCTGCAGGGTGACGGCACGCCCGCGCGGCCGGACCTGACGCCCTACATCTGTTTCCGCCCCGGCTGGGACGCCGTGTTTTACTCGTGGGGCGATCCGACCGCGGCGCGCAGCAAAGGCGGGCTCCGCTGGCGGTGGGTGCGCTGGCGCGAGACGCCCGGCGCGAAGGCGCCGGCGCCGCTCTCGGCGAAGATGCTCGACGAGCAACAGGCGCGCGTCAAGAAATTCGGCGAGCTGTTCCGCCAGGTGCTCCCGGCCGGCTATCTCGCGATCGAGCACACGCCGGGGAATATTCCGTGCGGCGAAGGCGGCGGCGACTACGCGCCCGGTGGGCTGATGACCACCTACGACACGATCATGGGCGAGTACAACACCTTCCACGAGGATTCGTACTGGCAGATCGCCGGGCGGATGCTCGATGACTATCACCGCCCGCCGGACCAACCGCGCGGCGACGATCCGAATCCGCCGAAGTATCTCGGGCCGGACAGTCCGCGCGGCCCGTACTTCTACGTGGTCTTCGAACCCACGAAGAACGGCGTCTATGAATGGTGCCGCGGCCGCTGCACGCGCGAGGCGATGCAACAGGAAGACGCCTACATCCGCGCGTCCGGCGCGACGCTGACCGGCTACCCGGTGCATTGGTGACCGCGCGGCTCGCGTACGTGCTCGTCGCGCTGCTCGCCGCGAGCGCGTCCGCCTGGGCCCAGGACGATCCGCCGTCGCCGCCGCCGCCACCGCCGCACGCGTGGCAGAGCGGCGAACCCGTGTCGATGACCGTCGCGATGGCGGGCGTCGTCGTCGCCTCGGCGGGCTTCGGGCTGATGCTGCGCACGACGGAACCGTGCAATTGCGCACCGCGCACGGCGTGGGTCGTCGGTGGTGTGATCGTCGTCGCGGCGGGCGTGACCCTGACCTGGCTCGGGCTTCGGTCGCGCACGATCACCGTCAGTCCGACGCTCGGGCCGCACGCCGTCGGCGGCGCGGTCGCGCTGCGCTGGGGCGGCCACGACCACGCCCGACCCCCTGACCCCTGAACCCTGACGCATGAGGTGTCTATGACGAGCCCCGCCGCGCCCGACCGTGACCGCGACGACGACGACCGCCCCGGCCGCCCGACGCACCCGATCACCGATCCCGAGCCCGGCGAGGGGGGCGCGCACCCGACGCACCCGATCGCCGAGCCGCCGCCGCCGGCGCGCCCCAATCCGCCACCGCCGCGCCCGACGCCGACACGGTGACGGACCGATGGCGAGCTCCGCGACGCGCCACCATCTCCGCGTCGATCACATGACCCGCAAGTGTGAGAGCTTGAAAATCGGGTACGACACGCGCGCCGAGGCGCTCGAGGCCTGCGAAGCGCAGATGCTCGCGGACCTGGTGGACCCGGGCTGTCACATCATGCCGTATGCCTGCGAGGCCTGCGGCGCCTGGCATACGCGCAATCAGCGGATCGTGTTCACCGAGGCGCCGACGAACCTCGCGCGCGCCGACTACCGGCGCCGGAAAGATGATCATCGGCCGCGTCGAGCGAAAATTCTACAGGCTTGTAGAATTTCTACAGAGGGGGAGCACCACACCATGACCGACACCGACACCGCACCGACCGAGACACCGACCGACGCGACACCCGGCGCCGACGCGATCGCGCGCTGCGCCTGCGGCGTGCCGCGGGGCCTCGCGCACTACTGTGCCGCTCAGGATCACAATTGGGTCAAGGCGCCCGAGCCGGACGAGGCTGACGCCGACTAGCAGGGCGCATCTCGAGAGAGCACCGATCTACTGGCAGCTCACATACGAGACGCCCCGGGCGACTTGACGCGTCACGCAGATCGCCGATGTCTTGGGGAGCGGCGTCCACGGCGTCGGCGCGGGCGATGGGTCCTCGGCCGCGCGCCGGATCGCGGCCATCTGCGCCAGCATCGCCTGTTGCTGCGCCAACATCGCCTGTTGGTACGCGACCTGGAGATCGAGTTCAAGGTTCGGGGCGTCGGCCGGCCGAGCCAATGTGACCGTTTGGTGCTTGCCGATGGCCGTGCAGAGTCGCACCCCCGCGACGTGCGTTTCGGCGCCGCTGGCCCAGCGCACCCGGACCGCTTGGGTCTGTCCGCAGTCGTCCGGGATCTCATAGCTGAGCGCCAGCGGGGTCACGCCCATCAGGCGGCCCGGCTCCTCGCCGGTCAGCACCTGCGCGCCTTCTGGCGTCGCATGAATATCGAGAAGGATCTTGTGCGTCTCGGCGGCGGACACCTCGACCGAGAGGGCCACAGCAACGATCGCGAGAACGAGGAGGGCGGCAGGTTTCATAACGGGACTCTCAACTGACCAATGGGGGTGGACGCGCGTAAGTGACGCCTTAGTGGACCATCGACCGAGCGGACGGCAGATGACGGGACGGGCCAATCGATTGACACTCGCGGCCAGACCACTCGGTCGCGGGCCTGGCGTCGGCGCTTATCGTCCCGTCTTCGTGTACGGAAGCAGCGACACCGGGGGCACGGCCTGCCCTTGCGCAGCGGCCCAGAGCTGATCGAGGACCGACGGGTCCGCCCCGAGCGCGCCGGCCACCTGGTAGACCTCCGCACACAACCGCCGCAGGCGATCGATCTCGGCGCGCGCGGCCTCGAGCTCCGTCGACGTGTCGCGGTCGGCGTGATGCGTGTGGCTCATTTCAGTCCTGCCTGTTTCCAAATGCTCGTGAGCAGCCAGCCCTGCACGTCGTCGCCGGGATGCCCGTTCACCGTCACCTTGCCGGGTTTGGTCGGGTGCGTGAACTGGCGATGGCTCCCGGTGGTCGTCTTGAGCGTCCAGCCGTCCGCCGCCAGCCGCTTCAGAATGTCGCGCACCTTCATCAAAAGAAGTATACAGCATTGCTGTAGTCGCGCGCGGGTTTTATTTCTGTCGCGCCCCGGCTTTTTTTCGACGCGCGGCGAGGGCCCGGATGCTATCGAGCACGAGCTGATCCGGTCGCCGTAACCCTTGCTCCCACGTTTCGACCGTCCGACCGGTGCGGCGCCAGCGCGCGCCAAATGTGGCGCGGTCCTCATCGAGCAGTGTGCGGAGTGCCCGCACCTCGTCGGCAATCGTCATGGCGATGACCGTACTACATTGCTGTAGGTGACGTCAATCCGGCCAAAGAGGGAGGCCATCGAAGGAGGGCTTGACACGACTACAGCAATGCTGTAGTCTACTGAAGTCAGAGAAACGGAGCCGCCCGGTGCTACTAACACCGACCGGCCCCTCGCCCGTAAACCGAGACTAGTTCGGCGCCGGGTTCCCGCCAGTGTAGGGGAGCCAGCCGCCCAACGCAAAAGGCAGGCCCCACGATGGCACGCTCCGCACGCAAGACCGGCACTCCCGCCGCCGCCTGGTTCTACGCACAATCCTTTCACCACTCCACCACGCCCGCGCCGCCCGCGCCGCCCGCGCCGCCCGCGCCGGCGCTGTTCGGCGCCGACACCGACGCGGACACGCAGTTCTACGCCGGCTTGCTGCTCGAGGCCTTCGACACGCGCGAGGCGCTCGAGGATGAGGCCGCCGATCTCGCGCTCATCGCCGACCGCGACCTCGAGCGGGAGGCCGCCTATCGCGCCGACCGCGAGGGCGACGCCTGCGGGACGGCCTGCGGCTACTGCGGACGGTGCAGCTAATGCGCGCCGCGCCGCCGCTCACCCTGACCGCCGCCGAGCTCGCCGCCGTGGTGCGGGCGCTCGGCCGCGGCCGCTCGCTCGCCGCCTGTCTGCGCCGCATCGCGCAGCAGCGCGCCGCGCGCCTCCAGATCCCGCTCACGCTGGATCGCCCTTATACCCTCACCCCCACGACCAGGAACCGCTAACCATGACCACGAACATTAACGACTATTTTCCGAGCCGGTATCTCAAAGCGCACGACCTGAAGGGCAGGACCCCGACCGTGACGATCGCGCGCGTGACCTTTGAGCAGGTCCGCGGCGGGCGGACCGGCAGCGTCGAGACGAAAGCGATTCTGCACTTCGCCGGCAAGGACAAAGGCTTGTTGCTCAACAAGACCAACGCGCGCGCCATCATCGCGATCGCCGGCACCGCGATCACCGAGCAGTGGACCGGCGTCACCGTGACCCTGTTCGCGACCGTCGACACCTTCGGCAAGGAAAAGCACGACGTGATCCGCATCAAGGCGCCGGCCGCGGTGCCCGCGCGCCGCGAGGCGGGCCCGGCGATCCTCGTCGACGCGCTCGAGATTGATCTGGCGGACGGCCAGGGACGGGGACGGGCCTACTAATGGCGGCCCAGGTGACGCAAGTCAACGGCCCCAACGGCCGGTTCTACAATGTCGACGGCGAGCTCTACCCCTCGGTGACGCACGTCCTCACGGCAATTTCTAAACCTGCACTGATTCCGTGGGCCGCGAAGCAGGAGCGCGAGGCCGTCAGTGAGGCCGCGACGACGCTCTACGACGAGCTCGGCGCGGCGGGGCAGCGGTATCCGGGCTCGTGGTTCGCGGCCGCGCTGGCGGCCAAGCTCGGCACGATCAAGGCGCATCAGCGCACGCTCGAGCGCGAGGGCAACATCGGGACGGAAACGCACAAAGCGATCGAATGGTTGCTCCGGACGGCGCTCGGCGCCGAGGCCGGCCCGAAGCCGGTCATCAGCGCGCCGGCGTTGATTGCGGTGCAGGCGTTCAAGGCCTGGGCGGTGCGCGTGCAGCTCAAGCCGATCCTGATTGAACGGATCGTCTACTCGAAACGGCACCGCTACGCCGGCACGCTGGACCTGTTGGCGCGCGTCGACGGGGTCGTGAGCAATATCGATTTCAAGACCGGGAAGGCCGTCTACGCCGAGGCGCATCTCCAAGCGGCGGCCTACGGCGCGGCGCTCGAGGAAATGGGCTATCAGGCGCCGGCGCAATCGCTGATTATCCGCCTGCCGAAAGTGGCCGGCGATCCGCCGGTCGAGGTGGTGCCGGTCCCGACGCCTGCGGCGCTGTTGCCGGTGTTCCTCGCGACGCGCGCGTTGTGGGAGTGGACGTATTCGAACGAGGCCGCGTTCAAGGCGCGCAAGCCCCGCGCGGCGAAGGCGGAGCCGCTCCCGCCGCTGTCGCCGCTGCCGCGGATCGTCGCCGTCGAGCCGATCGCGAGCGCGCGATGACGAGCCACGAGTGGATCGAGCTCATCGCCACGTTCGTCGGCGTGTTCGTCATCTACTTCGGCGGCTATCGTGCCGGCCTTGAGGACGCGCGCGCCGGACGTCGCGCCGACCGCTAGACCGCGGCCGGCCGCTGGTTCTGACGTGGAACCGGCGGCCGAGCTCTGCTAAAATCGCCGTTCCCCGAACCATCTTCGAACCGTTCCCCGAACCTGCTTCGAACGTCTCCCCATGACCGACCACCAGACCCCGCCGACCCTGGCCGAGATTCTCGCCGCCTGCCTGGCGGTCCAGGCGATCTACGCCGGCCAGGACGCCGCCGCCGCCGAGCTCGCCCGGCTCGCCGTCGCTGGGACTCCGAGAAACTCCGACAAACTCCCATTGACACCCGAGCCCGAGCGCCCCGCGGTCGAGACGGTGCCTCCACCTTTTTCCACTTCGGGATCTAGCCAAATCTAGCGATCGGTACGGGCGCCGCGATCCACGCCGAACAGTGGCCGTCGCCGGCACCGCCAGCTTCACCGGCTGGGCGGGAACGGTAGCAGCATGGTCGTATTCTTTTTCGGGTACGCGCGCTGAAGCAGACGATAGAACTCCTCCCACGCCTCTGAAATTCGCATCAACCCGATCACCGCGTAGAGATGCTGGGCCAGGGCGGGGTGACCCACGTCCTCCGTCAGCCACTGGTGATGTTTGGAGGATCGGCGTCCGTGCTCATCTTTTGGATTCAGGCGTTGCAATTCCTCTAAGAGGCTGGGCGCGAGTCGTTGATACACGACGTCGGCGGTATAGAGTCCGACGATGCGCGGTCGCTTGAGCCCCATGCCGCGCCACTCCCAGCCCTTCAAGCGAAACATCTGCTGATAGAACTCATCGGGAAATCGCCGGGCCCAGGCGGCGAGTTCCTTTCTCAAATATCGGTCCAGAATGGCTTGCAGGGCTTGTCGATCTCGGACCTCTTGATACCCAGTGGCCTCATCGATCAAAGCGGTGATGCCGACGACCGCAAATCCTCGGCTCAGCACACGACAGCGCTCCCAAATGTGCAGCTGCTGCGCGCCCAATGCGCCGGCTTCCTTGGCATCGAGGAACACGTTGCACACCTGCGGGAGAAACTCGGCCTTGTAGCCGAACGCGATCCCGCCACCGCCGCGAGAGGTCGGCTTGTAGGGGATAGCCTTTGAAGCTTCTAGTAAGTCAGCGGAAATAAAGGGCTTCAGGTTCGCGGAGTCCAAAAAAATAGGTAAACCGAAGCTGGCGGTCGCTCTCCGTGGCCGGCCCGTGCGGCCAATGGCCCTGATGAACCCGTTGAGGGACAACACGCGAGTGCCATCATCGAGGACCGCGACCGGGATCGTGATGCCGCCGATCGCCAGGGGTGCCTGATGCGTGGCCTTTCGAAGCCCGTCGACCTCGACGACTTCGCCCCATCGTTGAATCGCGGCCTGCCGGGCAATTTCGCTGCGCTGTTCCCGGGTCAGTTTCGCGGCTCGTGCGCGGCCGCCTCTGGCGCCGATCTCCGCGACGGTCGGGACGTGAGGATCTTTTTCGGTAGCCATTGTGCCTCCTGCGTGACGCTAAGCATCGTAAACACAATCATGCTTAGCGCCAACGAATAGAGGGGGCCGGTATTGGGGTGGCGGAGGGGTCGCGCCCGGCCTGCTCACAACGCCGCTTCAACGCGGCCGCGAATGTCAATCGATTGGCCCGTCCCGTCATCGACCGTCCGCTCCGTCGATGGTCCAATAGAGCCATGTTAGCTGGCACGACGACAAAGAACGTCCGGGTTGAGCGGATCGCGAGGGCGCGATGAGCGCGCTCGTCATCACCATCACCGGCCAGGACGTGATCGACCTGCTCGGCGTCATCGTGGTCTATGTCTGTGTGGTCACGGTCGGGGCGCACTGGCTGTACTCGCGGGCGCGATGACGGCCGCGGCGCGCGGCGCGGCCCTAGACGGCCCGCCCGGCGCGTCAGGGCGCCGCAGGCGAGGCGATCGGCTTGGCCGGCGGGGGATAGAGGCGGGCGCGGACGCCCTGTAGCGTCGGCCCCTTGCCGTTCGCCTGGTCGCGGATCGCCTCCTGGACGATGGCTAACATCTCCGTTTTGAGCGCATCGCTCAGCTCGTGCACGCGGATGGTCGGTGCGGGCGTCGCGGACTCGGGCCGTTGACTGTGCCGCCAGGCTTGCATTTCGTCGCGCGTGGCCGTGCGGGGAAACATGCGGCTGACGAAGTGGCCGCCGACACGCACGTACGCTTGCCAGCCCTGGCCGGCACGTCGAATTCCCACTCGAGGATCGCTGTGTTGCATGTGCAACATTCTGCAACACTACTGCAACTTATTGCAACTCTTGGCAAGTTCCTGGGCAAGGTTAGCGTGCGCAACGGCACAAAACGCCCCGTTCTGACCGTTCGTGGCCGCGATGAAACCGCGCGCGAATCGCGCCGTTTCCGAGCAAATCATTGAATGTTCTGGGGATTGTGGAGTGGAGCGGGCTACGGGGATCGAACCCGTGTCCGAGGCTTGGGAAGCTTAGGACCCGTTCGCTAAGCGCTGTATCTGCGGCTGTTTGCGGCGTCGGGCAAGTTTCGCGGGCAAGCTAAGCGGCCGTTGGGCCGCGCGCGCGGCCTGTAATTTCACGAGCGCCGCGCGATCGACCTCCGCATGGGCGCCCATCGCATACCGCTGCGTCACGATCGAGCCCGCGACATGGCCGAGCAACCGGCCGACCGTCGCCAGGTCGTGCGTCTCGCGGTAAGTGTCGGCGCCGAGGCTGTGCCGCAGGTCGTAGAGGCGGATCGGCGTGTCGGCTCCGCACACCTTCCGGGCCGCCCGCTTGAACGACGTCGACAACCGCTCGGCCGCGAACGGCCCCCAGGCGCCCGCGGCATCGAGCGCGACGAACGCGGCGACGCCGGCCGCGGAGAGCTCGCGCGTGTGCGCCGGCGTGCCGCCGCCCTTGTCGCGCCACGGCATCCGCACGAACGCGCCCTTGCGGTCGAACAGGTGCGCGCTTAGCTTCATCAGTTCGGCCGGCGGGATGCCGGTATGCAGGATGACGGCGACGCGCAGCCGTGCGAAGGACGGCTGCCGGATGCCTTTCGCGATCTGACGCTCGGCCGGCATCGCCTCGAGAATGCGCTCGAGCGTGGCGAAGGGCACCGAGCGATCGACGGGTCGGTAGTGATCGGGGCGCGTGGTGCCGGTCACCGGATTGTGGCCGCCGGCGTCGCCGTTCATCACGACGTAGAACGACCCGAGCGCGGTGCGTCGATGGTAGACCGTCGGCTGCGCAAGGCCCGCGGCCAGCCAGTCTTGCAGGACCGCCTCGACCTCGGCCCGCGTGACCGTATAGCGTGAGCGCGCGCCGCCGAGCGCGTCGATCCAGAGCTGCAGATGGCGCGCGCGTTCGCTCATGGTCGGCATCGCGGCAATCTCCGGGCGTCGCAGATACGTCGCCACGTCCGCCGCGAACGAGCCGGCGGTCAGCGGGGCGCGCGCGGTCCCGGCCTGCGCATCGCGCCAGGCGCGCATCTCGACGACGGGTGTGTCGATCGCGAACTGCTTCGATCGAAACTCGCCGTCCACGTCGATGAAGGCTTGCCAGCCATCGGCCTTGCGGCGAATTCCGATCTCTTGGCGACGGCGGGTCATTGCGCGCCTACCATCATTGCCATCGGTTTATCCCCTGTCTGTTTTGACAGGTAGGGTCAGTCTCAACGGTATGCACCATCGTGTCCTATGTAGAAAAATCCTATTGAAGGAGTTCACTCTTTCGGCGTACGTTTGACGCTTCGTCCCTAAGGAGGCGTCGGGTTCTTATGGCGTCGACGACATCCGCGGCTCTTGCCAAGACACATCAGTGGATCACTGATCAGTACGACGCCCTGCGGCCCGACGGCCAGGCCGCGGTGCACGCGCTTTTGGTGGCGTTGCCCCGCCGACCGGTTTCAGAGGTGGCGCCGGCGGCGCCTCGGCCAATGGGAGCGCGTTCGCGGTTGCGAGTAGCGCGGTGCGACCAGCCACAGTCGTCTCCGCAAATTTCCGCACGATCTGGGCGGCCTCGGGACTAAGCGGCGTGACCCGCGATTCGAGGACGGCGTGCAGCACGTCCACGATCGACAGGTCGAGGGCGCGCGCGCACTTCTCGAGACTATCGACCGTGCCGGCATCCCCGGCCTCGATGGCCTGCACGGTCTTGTAGGTCGGCCACCCGGCTCGTTCCACATCGATCGGTTTCTCGTGCCGGTCCAAGCGCGCCCGTTGCAACGCTACGCCGACCGCCTTCCACAACTCCGCTGGGGTCACGGCCACATTGTAGAAAATTTCTCCTAACGATGCACGCACTGGGTCGTCTCCTTGAGTGATTGCCAGCTCAGTTGTGGAAGTAAATCCTAGCATGGAATTAAATTCCTTGACAAAGCCGGAAAGCTTTTCTATCTTTTCCGGAAATGAATTTCCGGCAACTTCGGGAGCGCGCGGGCCTCACGCAGTACCGGCTCGCCAAGGTCACCGGGGTCGAACAGACCACCATCAGTCAGCTCGAGCTCGGCAAGGTGCGCGATCCGCGTTGGTCGACGATCTCTGCCCTGGCCGAGGCGCTCGATACCACGCCCGGCGTTGTTGCCCGGGCCATCGAACACACCCAGAAACGGAAGATCGCATGACTGCCGAACAGCGGTGCTACGTCGTACCGCAGATCCTTGAGCGGTTGCAGATGTCGCGACGGACGTTCGCGCGCCAGCGCAAGGCCGGCGCGCTCCCGTTCCTTGAGGAGCTGCGCCCGCGCATCGGCCGGCGCCCGCGGTACCGCGCCGACCTGATCGACCAGTACCTGGCGGGCGAGTGGGGCCGGCCGTCGCTGGTGTTCGGCCGCAAGCGCGGGGTGCGCTGATGCCCACGAGCTCGAACGTCCTCTGTGGCTGTGGCCGCTTCCTGCGCGTGAAACAGAACAGCGTGACGGTCGAGGAACAGCTCGAGGATGGATCGCCCTACAAGCTCTGGGATGCGGACCTGCTCGAGTGCGTCGAGTGCGGCGTCGAGATCATCGCGGGCTTTGGCGCGGCGCCGCTCGCCGAACACCACCAGCCGACGTACGCCGACCAGCGCGCCCGCCTGGCGCCGATCTATCCCGGCCGCTGCCGGCCCGAGCCGGAGGTCGCGTGATCGTCGCCGTCGCCGTCGCCTCGGTCGTCGCGGTCGTGCTCGTGGGCGGCGTGGCCTGGCTGATGGTGCAGGACGCGAAGGCGGACGATCGGGTGTCGATGGCGTGGCGCGACGAGCACTCGCGCGATCGGAGGGACGGCGATGGCTGACGACACACTGACGCCCGCGTCCGAGGCGTGCGAGCTGTGCGGCGACGCCGACGGCGCGCTGTTCCTGCACGCGCGGTGTCACCCGACCGCGCCGCTGCGCGCGCGCAAGGAGGGTGACGTGCTGATCCTGTCGTGCTATCTGCCAACGTGCGGGCGGGAAGTGGTGCGCCTGCACCTGGCGCCGGAGGGGGAGTAACGATGGCTGAGACCCCTGAGAGGGCTGATAGGGCTGATAGGGCTGAGACCCCTGAGCGGCCCGAGACCCCGACGACCGCTCTGCAGCCGGCCGCGCCGCCTTCGAAGACGCCCGCGCGCATCGGCGTCGCGCCGACCACGCTCGACGAGGGCTGGCGCCTGGCGCAGATGATGGCGAAGTCGGACCTCGTCCCGAAGTCGTTCCGCGGCCACCCCGAAGATGTGCTCGTCGCGATTCAACTCGGCACCGAGATCGGCTTCGCGCCGGTGCAGGCGTTGCAGTCGATCGCGGTCATCAACGGCCGGCCGTCGGTCTGGGGGGATGGCTTCCTCGCGCTGATCATGGGCTCGGCGCTCTACCGCGACCACGACGAGTACTACGAGGTCGACGGCGCGCGCGTCGAGGGCCTCACCGCCGACGCGCTGAAGAAGGACACCACCGCCGCGGTCTGCACGTTCTGGCGGCGCGGCAAACCGGAGCCGGTCACGCGCCGCTTCACGGTGGGGCAGGCGAAGAAGGCGCAACTGTTCGACAAGCGCGACACGCCGTGGATCACCTATCCCGACCGGATGCTCCTGATGCGCGCGCGCTCCTGGGCGGGCCGCGATTGTTTCCCGGATCTGCTCCGCGGCATCCGCACCGCCGAGGAAGCGCTGGACGAGCGCGAGATCGTCGACGCGCCGCTCGTGCGCGAGGTCAAGCGCGTGTCGGAAACTTCCTTAGCTAAGGATCTACCGGGGAAGGATGATCGACCGACACCCGAGGGCTCAGACCAGCGTGTCGGAACCGGGGGCGATAGACTCGAGCCGCCCCCTGCTGTCGCCGAGCGCGTCGACGAGACGACTGGCGAGATCCTGCCGCCGCTGACCGCGGCCGACATTCCCTTCGGTGGCCGATGATCGTCTCGCACTATTGCGACTGGGACGCCCCCGGTCAACGCCTCGTGCGCGCGCTCTGCGGCATCCTGATCCGCCGCCGCGAACATGTGAACCACCCGACGTGCCCCATGTGCGCGACGCTCCTCGCCGCGCGCGAGGCCGAGGTCGGGCCATGAGCTTTCACGTCCCGGAACTGTCGCGCGGCGGCCCGATGACGCATCCGGCCCTCCACGGGGATCGGCATGACGGCAACAACGGCGCCTTCGATATGGAATCGCCGGCGCCGGGGTGGCGGCTCGCGTTGGTCGCGAGCGATGGTGACGGCTGGGAGCATGTCAGCGTCCACGCCTACAACACGATCCGCACGAAACAGCGCGTCCCGACCTGGGCTGAAATGTGTTTCGTCAAGCGACTCTGTTGGGACGGTGACGATGTGGTGATGCAACTGCACCCGCAGGACTCGCAGTACGTGAACTGCCATCCCTACGTGTTGCATCTCTGGCGGCCGACGACCGCCACGATTCCGACGCCACCCGCCGAGCTGGTTGGACCCGTCGCAGGAGTCGGCCAGTGAGCCTGACCTTCTTCGCGCCGGATCACACCTACGAGCTCGACGGCGTGCGCGTGCCCTCCGTCACGGGCGTGCTGCACCGGGCGGGGCTGATCGATTTCTCGCACGTCCCGCCGTCGATCCTCGCCTCGGCGCTCGAGCGCGGGCGCCGCGTCCACCAGGCCATCCACTACTGGAACGAACGCGACCTCGACGTCGACGACTTCGACCGCTCGTTCCCCGAGTGCGCGCCGTACCTGCACGGCTGGATCACCTTCACCGAGCAACGCCGCTTCGTGCCGGTGCTCAACGAGTGCCGCGTCGCCTCGCGCCGCCACCGCGTCGCCGGGACCCTCGACTGTCTCGGGCTGCTCGACGGCTCCGCGGTCCTGCTCGATTTCAAGACCGGCCGCCCGGAGGACGTCGCCGCCGATCTCCAGACCGCGGCGTATCACGCCCTGGCGGTCGAGTGGGCCGAGGAGGACGACGCCCTGGCGCGCTTCCTGGGGACGCATCCCGTCGTGCGGCGCTTCGCGGTGCAGCTCCGCAAGGATGCGACCTTCCGCGTGGAGGCCTATGCCGACCCGCGCGATTTTCGGGACTTTCTCACGCTCGTCGCCGCGCAACAGATCGTCACGCGGCGCGGGCGCACCGAGGTCGCCGCATGAAAGCCGCCGTGCTCGATTTCAATCAGCCGGACAGCGCGCGCGGCGTGGGCGGCGAGCTCGCGGCCGACACGACCACGCTCGTCACCCGCGTCGGCATCGTCCACGTCAGTGACCGTCCGTCCCTCGAGCAGGCGGTGCTCGACCGCCAGGCGATCGGGGAGTCGGTCAAGCGCGTGCAGGCGTTCTTCGAGCCGTTCAAGTCGAGCGCCTACAAGCTGCACCGGATGCTCTGTGACCGCGAGAATGAAATTCTCGGCCCCCTGCTGCGCCTCGACAAAACGATGCGCGACGGCATGTCGGCGTTCAAGGCCGCCGAAGATCGCGCGCGCCAGCAGCGCGAACGCGAGGAGAGCGATCGTCGGCGGCGCGAGGACGAGGAACGCGCCGCGCGCGAGGCTGCCGCGCTCGAGGCGTCGGGCGATCACGCCCTGGCCGCCGCGGTGGTCGACGAAGCGATCGCCGCGCCCGCGCCGGTGGTGGTGCTGCCCGACACGACCAAGGGCGTCGAGGGGCTGAAGTTCACGCGCCGCTGGCTGTGGCGCCCGCAGAACGAGGCGCTGGTGCCGCGAGAGTTTCTGTGTCTCGATGAGAAAAAAATCGGCGCCTACGTGCGGGCGATGAAGGGGAGCGGGGCGATCCCCGGTCTCGAGATCTACCACGTCGACGACCCGGTACGGTGAGGGCATGACACGGATGACCGGCCTCTATTGGTGGATCGATCGCTGGCGCACGAGCACCGCGTTTCGCGAGATGACGCTCGAGGAGCAGGGCGCCTATCGCAACCTGCTCGACGAGGCGAGTCTCTGCGGCGGCGCGTTGCCGGATGACGAGCGCATTCTGGCGCGGGCGTGCGGCGACGCGACCCGCTGGCCGGCGGTGCGCGAGCACGTGCTCGCGAAGTTCACGCGCACGGCGACGGGCTGGCACAACGAGACGCTCGATGCCGTGCTCCGCGAGTCGCGCCTCCGCGCGAAGAAGCAACGGCGCTACCGGACCGGACAGGGTAACGACCACGGTAACGGACGCCGTAACGCACGGAGTAACGGGCGGGGGTAACGCGCGCGGTAACGCGCTGAGTAACGCATGGAGTCACGCCATGGATAACGACGTGGGTAACGGCAGCGGTAACGACCACCGTAACGAGAGGGCACCTCTGGATCTGGATCTGGATCGTACGTACGAAAAACAAGAACAGGGCGGCGCCCGTAGGGCGAGCCGCCCTAGTTCGTGGATGGGCCTGTGGTACTTCGTATGACTGAGGCCGATTTCGGCACCTTCGATCGCGCCTTTCGGCGCGTCTGCGGTGCCTTCCGGCTACGCGTCAAAGCGACGGCGGTGGAGGAGTTGAGCCGCACATATTTCCGCATTCTGGAGCACGCGCCGCTGGACGAAGTACTGACGGCGGGGAAGGCCTGCGTGGCGTCGTGCCGCACGTTTCCGAAGCCCGCCGAATGGCTGCAGGCGCTGCCGGTGCCGCCCGCCGCGGCGGCACACGCCGACACGCGCGTCATGGGGACGCCCGAGCGGCTCGAGTATGTGCGCGCGGAAGCCCTGCGCTACGAGGACGCGCCATGCGGGTGCTTGCTGTGCCAGGAGGCGGCCGTCACGCACCGCCCGCTCCGCTTCGTACCCGACGAGATTCTCGGCGTGCTCGACAAGGCGCTCGACACCGTGCGCAACCGCATTGTTGTCACCGGCCACTGGGCGCACGGCGAGGAGCTCGCACGCTGGTACGTCGCGCGAGATGCGTTTTTTGCGTGCGCGCCGCGCCGCGGGCCGATGGCCCGCGCGCTGGCGCTCATCGGCGGCGGACGTGAACCCGGCGAGGACGGCTGATGAAGATCTACCAGGACTCCCGCAATGTCTCCGCGTGTCGATCCTGCGGCGCGCCGATCGAGTGGGCGGAGACCGCCCGCGGCAAGCGGATGCCGTTCAATCCGCCGATCGTGACCGTGCCGGTGCTCGTGCCGGTGATCCTCGGCGGCCGTGTCGTGGAGGACGTCGACCCCGCGACCGTCTCGCATTTCGCCACATGTCGCGACGCGCAGGACTGGCGGCGGCGCTGATGCTCCGGTTCACGGTCTACGGCGAGGCGCAACCGCAGGGCAGCGCGAAAGCGTTCATCCCGAAGGGCTGGGCGCGGCCGGTCATCACCAGCGACAACCGCTCGCTGCGATCGTGGCGGCAGCTCGTCGCCGAGGGCGCCAACCAGGCGCTCGGCGCGTTGCCGGCGGTCGAACGCGCGTTGCTCCTCGAGGGCGTCCGCCTGTCGATCGCGTTCTATCTGCCACGCCCGAAGAGTCTGCCGAAGCGCGCGACCGCGCACACCAAGAAACCCGACCTCGACAAACTGGTGCGCAGCTGCTGCGACTCGCTCACCGCGATCGTGTTCCGCGACGACAGTCAGGTCTGCGAGCTCGTGGCGGTGAAGCACTACGCGGCCGACCAGCAGCCGCCGCGCGTGGACATCTGCGTGGAGGCGACGGCGGGGACCGTGCCGCTCGTGCGCGATCAGCCGTTGTTCGCAGGGGTGCGGTGACCATGCGGCCGACCGATCTCCCGCTGACGGATCATTTCCAGCGCCTGGCGTGCGGCGTGCGCGCGAAGTACGTCGCGGGTGGCTGTCGCTGTCTGCAGTGTCGCGCGGCGAACAGCCGGTACGAGACCGCGCGCGCCGCGGCCCGCCAGCGCGGCGAGTGGAACGGCCTGGTCCCCGCTGATCGGGCGCGAGCCCACATGGTGACCCTGTCGCGCGCCGGCGTGGGTCGCCGGGCGGTCGGCGCGGCCTCCGACGTCGGCGACACGACCCTGTCCGAGATTCGCAACGGGACGAAGACCCAGATCCGCGCGGATACCGAGCGGCGGATTCTCGCGGTCGATGCGTCCTGCGTCTCCGATCACGCGTTGGTGTCCGCCCGTCGCGCGCAGCGCCTGCTCGGCCGCTTGAAAGCCGAGGGGTATCCCGCGCGCCGCCTGGTGCGGTGGCTCGGCGGCACGAGTCAAGGCCTGCAATTCGGCACGCGCCGCATGACGGCGCGCAACGTGCGCCGGATCGAACAGCTCTATCGCGAGCTGATGGCGGTGAGTTGAGCGGTGCCGGGTGTCTATCGGGACGGCATCGGGGTGCCTCGGTGCGAGACGTGTTGGCGGCCGTGGCCGTGTGCCTGTGTGAAGGAGGAGCCGATGGCGAAGCGAGCGACGCGCGCGACGAAACGCGCCAAACGCGTCAATGGGCGGGTGAACACCTTCAAGGCGAACGGCGGGTTGGCGGAGTCGCGCGAGGTCGCGCCTGCGCGTCGCGGCCGCGGCCGTCCGCGCCAGCCGGATCTCCCCGGCACCGAGGATCGCCGCCTGCAGCCGCTCGACGACGTCGCCGCGGCGTACGCGGACGTGCGCGATCGGCGGATCGACCTGAATCGCGAGGAAGCCGAGCTCAAGGCCCGCGCGCTCGAGCTGATGCATCGATTCGACAAGACGATCTACAAACGCGACGGGATCGAGATTCGCCTCGTCGCGGGTGAGGAGGACGTCAAGGTCAAGGTCCGCAAGGCGACGGAGGACGCGGACGACGAGTCCGTCGA